AGGGTAAAATAGAGCCTGCAATAAACTCTATCGCCGAGGAGCTTGCCGCTGAGGGGAAAGTAAAACCCGGCGGCTCTGCGGAGATTGCACAAGAACTAGATCCCGAAGGCAACCCTTACTTAGGTCCGGGCGGCGCTCAAGGTAGAGAGGCCATCCTTACATTGATGGCACAGAACATTGAGAACCTTAACGCCGCGACCGGCGGAAAGCTTAACGCAGAGATACAACAGATTGCTTCTGCGAGCACAGGTGGCCGCACTACCGACATTATGGAAGCGGCGGACCTTACAGTCAATCGGGGTCTAACCTCCCCCGAAGACAAGAAGAGGTACATGGCGGATATGAACGAGCAAAAGGCTAGCGTGCTCGATAACATGCTCAGGCCCGGAGCAAGCCCCGAGCACAAGAAAATGCTTACCGCTTTGACACAATCTGAGGCTTTTCAAAAGGGTAAGAAGGCTTCAGGCCTCGTCACTGACGAAGCCTTTGTCCGCCATCTTCGCCATGGCTATCGAACGACAGCCCGCGAGGGCCGCGTTCAAGACAGAGCGACTCTTGCTAAGTTGAACGTAGGGCGAAAACCGGCTACTGGTCCTCAGGCCTCCGCCATGAACGCCTTGGCCGCTGCCGTAAGTACAAAAATAGCACCCAAGCGCCCCGGCGCGGCAGTAATAAACGCCCAAGACCCTGTGATGGTCACGGCAACAACAGACGAAACAGCTTAGGCTTAAGGAAATACAATGGCTTTTAAACGAGATGATCGAGTAGTTGCTGCGCGCAAAGCCCTCGCGGGCGCTAAAAAATCAGCAAGAAAAGATCGTGGCACGGGGATGCCTCAAGCTGAAGAAAGCGGAGGCCTTTTTGACGCAGAAGGAGAGGCTGAACGTAAGGACCAGATACAAGCTGGACGAGAGCTAGCTGTAGCAAGAGGCGTTCGCCCCGGAACAGAACGTCCCGCGCCGATGTTTGAAAATATCCCCAAAGAGTTCGACCCTGACTTCGAAGACGAGTTCGTGATGGAGGGCGAAACCACAAAGCAGGCTCCATTTAAAGGTGCGGGCGGGTACAGCTACACCCAGAACGCCGCAGGCGACTACGAGTTTGTAGGCCCTGACGGCAAAAAGGGTGTCGCCAAAAAGGGGACTAAGGCTCACGCTTCTATTTTCTCGGAGATGACGGGCAAGGGAAGCTTGTACAAAAAAACAGGTTCATCAGGTGGTGCATCTAGCCGCTCCGCCCCCGCGCAAACGACACCTGCTGCCCCCGGCGGTTTTACAGACCCGACGCTAGCGATGCTTGAGGGCGGAGAGTCAGAAGTTGAAAACACTTTTGGGGCCACATCAGAAGTAGACGCCCGAGACTTTAGCACCCCCGGTGAAAGCGGCCTGACCGAAGAAGACATGCAGCTCAACTACACTTACGATCCGTTTTCTGCTGAAGAAATGCAAGGAGAAGCTCCCGATCCAGCCGGACGCACCTACGATCAAGCCACAGACGTCAGATCTCTGGTTGGCACCCTTTCTCAGCGCACCCGAAACTTTGGTGACGCGCCTTCATCAGGCGGGACCTCCGGGAGACAACAAGCTGCGGCTTTCGCCCTGCTGCAACCCGCGCTCGAAGCAAAGATTGCTTCTTCAATGTCTAGCGGAAAAGCCAACAGAAACTTTGCCCGCAGAGTCTCAGGCCTTGCGATGAGTAACATTGACTACGATGCTATCGCCGCAGGCGCAGACATTGACGAGGAAGTTGATAAAGCCATTACGATGGCCCGCCGGTCTTTTCCAGACATGACAGAAAACGCCCGAAGCCAAGCGCGAAGCCAAGGCTCCGGCTCAACAGGAACTGTGCTTAACCGCATCTCTGGTCCGGGCAACTTTGAGGGTCGAAGAGACTTTGTTACTCAGCGACGTAATGTAGACGAGAGCCTTGAGGAAGAAGAAGCGCGCCGGGGACGAACGGCCTCCGGTGGTCAAGTTCTAGAGTAGTTTTTTAAAGAGGGGGGACTATGCCGCTTTCAGGCAAGCAGATTCAAGGAATCATTAGAGCACATCGCTCGAAATCTCGCACAGAGAGGCAAGACTGGGACCGCTGGCGGTCTTGGTACATGTCGGAGTATTGGAATCGGGAAGAAGAGCTTCCTACGGGTTCTACGACCATCGGCGCAGGCTCGTCAGGCGAGGTCAACTTTGAAACCAACTACCCGTATGCGTTTATCGACACGATGATCGCCAATGTGTGTCCGCAAAATCCGCAAGTTACAGTCCTTGCCCGCCGCGACGAGCTTCGACACGCCGCTCGTTTTCGCGAAGCGTTGATTAACGATACCTACAACAGAAACATGCTGCACTCCCTGCTGTGGAAGACCGCAACCGGCGCATCTATCTGCGGGCGAGCTTTTATGAAGGCAGTTTGGAACTTTAGAAAAAACAGCGTAGAGATGTTTTTTGTTGACCCTCGGTATATCTTTTTTGATATGGCCGCGGCAAAGTTTCAAGACACCCGCTACCTTGTTGAAGTTACCGTTCTGACGCAAGCCGAGTTTAAGGGCAGGACCAAAAAGCGAGGGCGCAAGGGCGCTTTGTACAACAACAAGGTTGCTGACCGGGCCGTCTTCGGGGGCTTCCCGACGTTCCTTCGCGATCAAGCCCGCAACAAAAGCCACCTTAACGAAGCCTCGCGCGACGTGTACAAGTGGGTGACCGTGTATGAAGTGTACGATTTTGAAGGTGAAGGCCGGTACTACCACTTCCTTGATGACGTGGAAGAGCCTTTGTTCGAGGGCGAGCTTCCCTATCGCTATATACGCAATCCGTTTGTAATGCTCTCGTTTAACGAGAACATGACGGACCTCGCAGGCCTCTCTGACGTCAAGCTAGTCCAATCGCTCCAAGAGCGCCTCAATGAGATTGACACCCTAGAGCTATGGCACGCGCATACGTCCACACCTGTTATGCTCGTCAACACGGCGCTGGCGGATAACCCCGAAGCCATAATGACTGCGCTGCAAGACGCAAATCAGCCGGGCACGATGATTTCTATCCAAGGGAAAGCGAATGCCCCGCTGCGCGACATCATCGGCTCCACCCCAATGCCCGCGTTCTCGCCGCAGTTTTCAGAGATGCGTAACCGATGCAATCAAGTCATTGAGTTTATCCTCGGCATCCCTCAGTATAGTCGGGGGGTTGTGGGTGTGGCGGACGTTGCTACAGAGGTCGCGCTTGCCGACACTGCGACCCGAACAAGAAACGGACGACGAATAAAGCAAATCGAAGACTTGGTCTCATCTTTAGCAGAAAGAGTCATCGGGCTTTACGAGGAGTACCTCGACCCTGATTCTAAACTAGCCATCCGGCTAACGGGAAGCCAAGAGGTATTAGACGTTAGTCGTGAAACGCTTCGGCTTCGCCCCCAGCGTGACCCTAACGAAGAGCCTTTAGATTTTGATTACGACGCGCTGCCGTACTCTCCTACTGAGAACCACAAAATCATTCAGCTTCAAAAGTTCCAACAATACTTCCCATTGTTGATGCAAGCGCCAAATGTGGATAAAGAAAAGCTTATTGTAAAGCTGTTAGATCTTTTGCAGATTCGAGACGTCATGATGCCTCCGCCTCCAACTCCATCCCCAACCAGCATGGCCGAATCCATGACGGGCATGGATGCCGGACTGCCCGCTGAAGCGGGACAACCTCCGGGAGTCGATAGCGTCGTCACAGGCGGACTTCCTCCGGGAACTCAAGAACCGCCTCAAATGCCTCTTCCGGGCGGCGGTCCCGGCTTCCCCAAAGTTTAGGTGGTAAATATGGATTATGGTAACATGAGAAGCAAGCTAGAAGGCATCGCGTCACGCGCCGTTGCAGCACACTCGCCTTCAAAAGCAGACAAAGCGGCTCCCGAAGCGCCTCCTGAGGATGACCTTATGGCCATGCTGGTAGAGGCTCTTAAAGAAGCTGGTGGCGACGAAGAAAATGAGGCTGTGAAAGACATCCTTGCTCGCATGGAAGAGGAGGGAATGGACCCCGAAGAGTCCCTTTCTCGCGCCCGAGCGCAAGAAGAAGATGAATTGCCTCCTGAAGCGGAAAACGATGAGATGGGCGAAAACGAACCCCCCATGATGTAGGAAGTTCTTATGGCGTTTAAGTACAACAGTCTTGGCACTGGAAAATCCCTAGAGGACGTAGCGGCATCGTCGATTGCCTCAGTCCTCGGTCCTAACGGAAAAGGCTCCGCTAAGAAGCGTAAGGCTAAGGGTGGCACTCGCCATGGCGCTCCGAAAAAGATTCCCACAAACGCTACGGATGCAAAACGGGCCGAGAATGCTGCGGCGCAACGCGCTAAAAACTCAAAACAAAGTGTAGCGGACGAAGCAGGTCGCGCGCCCGCACGCCCGTCTCCGCGCCCGCCCGGGCGCCCCGGTGGCGGTAGGCCGTAATGCGTATCCCCATCAAGAAAATCCTCGATATTGCAGGTTCCGTCCTTCGCCTTGTAGCGCCTCTAGTTCGTAAGAAAAAATCTAAGTGTAAGTGCAGGAAAAAATAATGCCCGGAATGCCTGATGTAAAACAAGTCGCCTCAAAAACGATGCGTGAGTCTAAGTTGACCCCGGAGCAACAGGCGCAAATGAAGGAGCACGCCGAGCACCACAGTCCTGAGCACATCAAAATGATGATCGGTATGATGCTCGACGGGGCCTCTTTTGAAGAAGCGCATAAAGCCGCACAAAAAGCCGTAGGCAAATAATGTATAAAGACGCGCGAAAGAAAAAAGTAAAAAAGATGCTTGGCAAACGAGGGTCGCGTGGCGGCTACAAAAAGTGAGGGAACATTATGCCTATCTATGATTTTAAATGTCCTAAAGGGTGTGGTTATTTTAACGACATCGTAGTGCCTCTTGCGGACCATGGTAAAACGACATGCCCGGAGTGTAAGGCGTTAATGGTTACGGTGATTAGCGAAGTCGCCTTAATCGGGCCCATGCCGTCGAAGCCTCTTGTTGTTGGGCAGATAGGCAAGTCTTTTGAATCGGGATCTGATTGGCGCGAGTACCAGCGTAATAATCCTGACTGCGCGATTGTCTCGGCAGACTCTAAACAATGGAAAGACCATCACGATATGGCGCGGTCCAAAGCCGAGCGAAAAGCAAAAAAACAAGGTTACAATGACCTTGAACACAAGCGCAAGACCCGAAGAAAAGAAAAAGCTAAGTTGTCTGGAAAAGTTGACAGCAAAATATACGTCCACTAAAGGCGTTATGAGGTCGTCATGCCCGCAATGAATAAGCTAGTCTCCAAGTTAAACGAGAGTCCGCCTCAGAATCAGGCGGAACTCGAAGAGATGTTGGACGAATGCGGGTACGATCTGATCATGAAGCAGCCGGGCAAAAGCTCTGGTTACGAAGAAGAGGGAGAGGAACACGAGGAAGACATGGGGCCTGACGACGATAGCTTTCCACAAGAGCTAGTCAGCCTTCTTCCCGCCGGGATGCAAGACCCCGGAACAAACCCTCGACAAAAAACTCGGGCGATGACCATTATTGTCGCCAGAAAACTGGGTAATAAAGAGGGGGGAAAACATGGATGAAGAACTTTCTGAGGCGGGGGCTGAAGCACCAGCATCCGGGGCAGTTGACGCGCCTGTTGAAGCAGAGGCGGTTGACGTCGCTTCCGATGACGCTCCTGCCACTTCGGCTCCCTCCCTCTCCGACGACACGGAAAGTGACTCGGCCCTCGCCTCTTTCCCCTCTCATGACGATTTTGGGTGGGACGATTGGGATGGCACACATGATGCTCTGCCAGAGCCTGTGCGCGGTTGGGGTAGCAAGCTTTCCGATTACTACACCTCTCGGTCTGATGCTAAGATTAAAGAACACGAAGAGTCCTCGGACCATACTCGTAGGCTTTACGAAGCACTTATGGGGGGCAGCGAAGACCCTCGTGTAGAGGAATACTCCACAAAACTGTCTGACTGGGAAGGTCGGTATGGTGAGCTTGACGACAAGTACACCTCGATGCAGACGGAATATGAGGGATTTAAGGCAAATGTAGAGGCCGCCATTGAGGCCGAAGCAGATGCTTACGCACAGACGTTTCGCGAGACAAACTCCGATATTTTCGAGAGTAATGAACTCGCAACAAAGTTTGCAGACCTGCTCGAAGAGGGCTGGGATCTTGAGACCGCAGCGAAAGCCTCGCGCCTTTCGGATGATGTTCTTGGGATTGCGAGAAAGGCGAAGGCCGATGGAGTTCCTGATGCTTACGCGCTGCGGTTTGCCGCTGCGGGCAGGCAAAGGGCTGCGAAGCCTCGTCCGGGCGCACAGTTAACGGCGGGGGCTACTACACCTAGCAGACCCCCAGCGCAGTCTACTGCACCGAATACTGACGCAATGTCCTTGAAGGACTGGAGATCACATGTTGCGCGAAGTGCATTAAGTAAAACCAAAACTAGGAGAGCCTAATGGCTATTTCACCTGACGTATTGGCGACTGCTCTAAATGAGTTGATGCCGTCATACAGCGAGATGTTTGTAAAGTTCCATCCCCTGATGGAAAAAGTAATGATGAACGGCAACCTTGAGCGCGCCGCCCTAAAAGGGCCAAAGCGTGAGTTTGCTGTTGTAACAGATGGTCCCGGTAGCGTGACACAAGTCACCACTGGTTCGGAAGTCATCGCTGGTGGGCGTACACAAAACGCACACCGAGGAAACGTGGTTGCTCCGCGTCTCATCTATGCGTTCGACGTTCCCGGCAAGGACTTGGCTGAGGCCAACGGCGAGATGGACCTCGCACGAATCCTTCAGCACTATCCAGAGTTGGCGCTGTCTGACTTCCACGAGCGGATCTCGAATCAGCTCGGAACAGGAAACGGCAACGGTGTCGGCGGCTTTGTTACCCTCAACGGTAACGCGCAGTTCACCCCCGATGGCTCTGCCCGCCAAGGCATCTTGCAACAGCGATCTATCGCAGACCAAGGTACCACCGGCAACACCATCCACGGTTTGACGCAAGGTACAATCAACGGCTGGAACAACCAGTACGAAGACATCACCTCGTTTGCTGTCAACGGTCGTAGCCAAATGCGTAAGGCGTACTTCGCCGCATCGCGTCAAGGCAAGACCTCTGGTCCCGTCGATCTGATGATCGGTGATGAGTCATCTTACCTCAACTACATCGACGACTTGGACGACCAAGTTCGCGTGATCAAGGTTGAAGGCGACAAGGCCCCACCTCTCGTCCGTCAGGGCGTGAAGTTCCTCGAAGCTGACTTCTACCTCGATGACTCCATTGACATCGGCGCTGTGGACGCAGCCGGAACCAAACTGTTCAGCGCGGCTGCGCAGGACGGCATCATCTACGGTCTCAAGACTCCGACTTGGCACCTGTTTACCCTTGGCCACGATGCGGCTCGCGAAACGAAGGGCGACTTCGCTCTCCGTGGACCGTTCCGAATCCCTGACCAAGACATCTTCCGCTACGAGTTGGTGCTCATGATGGGCCTCCACACCACGCAGCTTCGTTCCAACTTCGTCGTCACCGGCGCAGGCACCCCATAAGGAGTTTATCATGGGTTTCACAGCATCTGGCATTTCCGCCACCACTGTTACTACTGACCAACAGGCTCCTCTTGGCTTTGTTCTCACCGTCCCTGACGGGGACAACGGGGCGCAAGAATGGGTCTATGTCAAAACGTCCGCCGAGCTTACGAAGGGTCTGGTTGGAGGTCGCGCTATTGCTGCGATCTCTTCCGCCTACACCGTTGGCGTGGGCGCAGCGACTACTACCCGCGCAGCAGCCGTAGGCGTTGCCCAGCACACAATCGCAAGTGGTTCCTACGGGTTCATTCTGCGCCGTGGTGTAGGCAGCGTTCTCGCAGACGGCAGTGTCACCCAAGGCGTTGACATTATGCCCGCAGGGTCAGGCAAAGTTACCGACTTGACAGGCACCGCCGAGCACAAAGTCATTGGTCAGGCGTTCGCAACAGACGCGGGCACTGGTGCCACAGACTTTGTTCTTGCTGCCATTGATTGCGGCGTTTAGTAGACGATGAATCTCAAAGAGATTCGGGACGCGATGTTCGCTCAGGCGGACTGGGCACCGACCCAGTCGTCTGAAGCGACATCTCGCGTCAACAACTTCATCAACCGGGCTTACAATGTGTTGGCCTTGGAAGCGCCGTTTCTCTTCTTTGAATCTAAGGTGCATCTGGCTACAGAGCCGGATGTTACCTCTTTAGCTGGTGACGTTGACAACGGGGTTCTTGACAACGTCCGTTTGGCAGGTGCTAACACGCTGCCCGGAAGCCCTACGACACGCGATCCATGGACATGGCGCACTACTTATACGTCCGCACAGCAAGCAGCCAAGCCCGCCGTTTTTAATGCTTGGAAGTTTGATCGCTCTTGGGACGGGCGCCGCATAGAGATTACAACCGCCGATGGGACTAAAATCCGAAATCAAATCCGCTCCGTGTGGAAAAACGCTTCGGACAACTACTATTACTTTACCTTGGTGACGCCTTGGGACATCGGAACCTACGGCAACGGTGACTTCAAGTACCGGATTTACACCGATGCTTACGCCTTGCCGGACGACCTCATTGAGCTTCGCTCCGCCCGGCTTCGAGACCAAGACATCAACTACCCGCTCGACGTATACGGTCAGCGGGAGGCAGAAGAGTTTGAGCTTGACGGACCCCCTAGCCAAGTAGCTTCGGGGATTCCTCGCTGCATCTTTCGCCGACAACATATCCACATGCGCGGACCAAGCGTTCCACCGGCAGCAAGTCTTGCCATTACAGGCGGCACGGTAGCTGCCGCTTGGCTTGGACCGGAGCCTGCCGGAACCTTTGAGTATAAGGTGACCTACACTTGGGGCAAGCGCGACGTTGAGTTTCAGCTTCCCGGCCTCGGCAGTTGGGAGGGCTTCGCGCAGCCTTTGGAAATCACGAATACAACAGTTTTTCCCAACTATTCTATTTCGACCGACGGCAACAACCCCGCCCGGAACAGATTCCGAACCCCTCGGTTCGAGTCTCCACCATCTTCCGCATCAGCCGCCGTTAAGCACAACGGGCTGGTCAAGGGCTTTTTGCCTGCGATTAAGGTCTCGCTGCCGAACATTACCTACGCTCTGGGCTACTTGAACAGCATCAGCTTCAGTAGCTCAACATACACCCGTCAGTCTTTAAATCAAAGTGGTGTATACATCCGAATCTACCGGAAGCGCACATCGACGGACATGACAAACTACGGTGAGCTTGCTAACGAGGCGGCGGGACTTCAGCGATCACAGCTTGATGTCGCAGAAGATTTTCTTCTGTTAGCAGAGATGCGCGCCGACAGCGTTAATGACGGCATTTGGTACGACACTGGCGAGTTTCTCCCTGATTACAATCGCCGCCTTCGTGACATCCACGGGTATCAAACCATGCAGTTTTACCCTAAGCCTGACAAGCGGTACGTTACAGAGATCCGCGCCGTTGTGAGGCCCTCCAAGCTTGTTGACGACCAAGACACCCCGCTTATCCATGCGGAGTGCATGAGCGTGCTCTTAGAGCGTGCCATGGTATACCTTTACGAGAACATGGGCAATGCGGTCATGTCTCAGGTCAGCAAAGAAAAATATCAAGAAGCTCTTCTCACTTTATCGAAAAGATACGGTGACCTTCGCACCCCGGACGTACCTGTGTTACGTCGTATGACACGGGCCACCGGCTACCGGACAGGGCGCAAGTGGAACCGTCGTTTATCAACGGATGATTTGGGAGGGGTTATAGAATGAAGGCAGATATGGTTTGCGGTGGGATTTATACTTGGTCTGATTCGGTCGGACGTAAACTTCAAGGGACTCTGGTCTCTATTACACACAGTCCTAACGGTGTTATCGAGGGAACAATGCTTGCTACAGGCTTTGCCCCCGAAATCGTCCGGCCCAACTCTGAGCGTTGGGAGCAGTTTACTTTGGTGGGACGGCCCGCTTCCGCAAAACTTGGACGGCCTTCCGCTCCGAAAGTGGGGCGACCTAAGAAGAAGGCTTAATCATGGCGGACCAGCGCGGAGTGGCCTCTCTTGGCCCCTATCTCCTAAGAACACAGGCTGGGAAGCTATTCCTTCCTAATGAGCTTGCTCATGAGATCAAGAACATGTACCCGATGGACGAAGGCACCCTTCGCTCCATCTGGGGACCAGCCGCGTATGTCCCCATCAAAGACACCTTGGTGTTTGAGCAAGACTTTAAATACGGAACGCCGGGCGAACGTCCTCTCTCCTCTGTCGGCTCAACAGGAAACCCTCGTGCGCTCCGAACCGTGTACCCGGAGTATCCGGTATACGGACAGCATCAGCACGGCATCTTCCATACCAAGCTATACGGCAGAGAGCGTAGCGTTTTGCTCCTCCATACAGGCTACGAACTGTGGGAGTTCAGGGGTTGGCATCGAAACTGGCGGCAACTTCTATCTTCTCCCGCAAGTTCGCACGGGGTTGAGGACGTTCTGCGGGACGACAATGCGATTCGGTTTCCTACACAGTTTGAGGCTACAGGCACAGGGATTGTTATCGTTCCCCAAGACGGACGGGCGTACTTTTACGACGGCGAAATCATTGCCCCTCTAGGCTTTTCCGACGTTCCAGAGACACCTTCAGCGCGCGGCCCGGAAGATTCCAACATGGGCGTTACCCAGACGGATACGATTATCGGGTCAAATGACACCGGCTACGCTCACTCCGGGCTAGGTTACATGCTTAGAACCGCAGGTGTTTCCGGCATGACTTACGGCTTTGGTCATTGCCGCCTTGGCACGGTTAGCGATTTTACCGATTCTGCCGTCACAGCAACCGGCTGGCTGAACCCCGGAGAATGGCGCTGCAAGGTTCAGTTTATCGACCGTTGGGGCAACCTGTCGGCGCTTTCAAACGCCAGTGAGCCTGTCCAGTTTACACGTCAAGGCGCCAAGCTAAAGGTAAACAACGCTTTTCCCGGTTCGGTCGGCATGGGTGCGGCGGCGATAGGCGTTTCCGTGGATGCACTTAGGATGCAGATAGCTTGGGCGGGGGTTCCGACTGGACCAGAGCACTGTGTCGGTCGGATCATACACCGGACAAAAGACCTCAAAAACTCAGGGGACGTCAAGTTCTACGAGCTTGCCCTTAACTCTGCTTCGGTAGCCAATGCGTTTGCCACGCTCCCCGACAACGTGACGACCATTTATCCTGATAACATCCCGGACTCGTTTTTAACTCGTGAAGCTTTAGACATTGTAGCTGTACCAAAGTTTAAGCTTTGTAAGGTTGCTTTTGGGCGTCTATGGATTGGCAATATCGAAGGACAAGAGTCTGCCATCATGCCTTCAATGCCGGGCCAATGGGGGACGTTTAAAGCGCGTGAGAAGATTTACCCTGACGCGACTGGCGGTGAAATCACAGGTCTGTGGCGATGCCCTAAAGGGCTTTTAGTGTTTACCCGCCGAAGCTCATTCCTTGTACAAGTGTCCGACGACGGGGCACGTTTTAGGCCTGAACCGTTATCGTCGGAGATCGGATGTCACGCACCCTCGTCCCTACAGACCACGACTTTAGATAATGTCATCTGGCTAGGGTCTGACGGCTTTTACAGTTACGACGGCGAGAGCATCACGCCTATTTCCGGCGCGCTGGACAAATACTTCAAACGGGCCACAAAATCACGTTTTCCGCAAGCCTGTTCGGCGTATGACCCTGAAACTAACGAGTACCGGTGCTGGGTGTCTACTAACGGCAATGTTGAAAACGACACCTGCTTCATCTACGATGGCAACGGCTGGCGCATCCGAACTGACTTTCAGCCCCGTTCTGTATGTGTCACACAAGACCATCGTTCATATATGCTCGCAGCAGGCTCTGTGGCGGGCGACGAGGGACATTCTGGCGTCTACCTCCTAGACCATGTGGGAAATCGATCAGACGAGTCCCTAACGGCCCTCATCGACAGTCGCGAAGCCCTGATCGAAACCGTGTGGCTTGACGGTCAGGCCTCTTTGTCCAAAAAAACAGTGCCTAAGCTTTACCTTTGGTTCCGGGAGACGGAGAAGGCCGACATTACCGTAGAGGTGATGCGTGATTGGAGAGACACCGTTGTGGAGACGGTCACCACGACTCGCTACTCCACTATGGATGTGCCTCCGTTTTGGGGTGAGGAAGCCTTGGACTCAGGGGGCAAGTATAAAGAGCGTCGTCCGTTTTGGACAAGGGCGCAAATCTACCTGCCCTCAGCCGAGACCTTTAAGTTCCGCATTCGAGGGACCGGCGCTTGGGAGTTTGTGGGGTTATCTTTCGACGAGTCTCCGCGTTACTTCGGTGGCGCACAGACACCGGGGTGACAGATGGCTTGGAGATACCCAAGATACGACATTAAATCGGGCGCTGTCATCGACACTGATGGTATCAATGAGAACTTTATTCCGATTGTTTCGGAAGCCTCCGGCGCTCTTGACGAGCATAACATCAGCGCCGAGACGCCCCCGATCGCACGGACTCAGCTAGCAGAAGACGCAGCTTTTATTTTGCACACCGCGTCTGAGTCTCCGAGCGTTCTGGACTACCTTAACAAGGCCAAGTGGGCAACCATCGCAAGCACCGATGGCTGGCAGACCTTTGATGACAACGGCTTGTCACTTGATTTTGTGGCCAAGGGCGGAACCGTTTGGATTTGCGCCTCGCTTCAGCTTATTGCAGGTACAGGCGTGGCCCGGATTGACCAAAAAGGCTTCGGGTATAGCGTGGGACTCAAGATTGACGGGACCACTGTGTTTGAATCGGTGCTAGGCACCGGAGATTCGTCTAATGAGTTTTACCGTGGATTTAAAGGGAGAGGGCTTGTGGTCGAGCCGAATACCGACTCGGAGCTTGCCACGCCCCAATGTGGAGGCGGCCTTTCGGGGGCGAGGCTTCCGGTGACCGTGGACACGATTCTAGAGCTTTCACCGGGCAGGCACCTTATCGAGGTGGCGGTCATGAACATCCGCGCGTCGATGGAAAGCTCCTCCTCCGATAGCAACACCTATATCGCCAATAGGGAGATTTTTGCCTTGGAGATGCTCCGCTAATGGCCATCATTTACACCTACCTTGACCCGGATTCCGACTTTACCGCTGATTCACTAAACCTCAGGTTTGAATCGGCCATCGGAACAACTAGTGGTATAAACCAACTTAGTCTCGAAGATCTGTCTTTAGGCGCTCTTAGGCACAACCATCTTCCAAGGCTTGTGCTCCAAGATGGCGTTGCCGACGAAACCACCTACGCAGACTTGTCTGGCGGGGTATTGGTGGGTTCCGGCTCGCGGAACATCTTCTCCACCATGAACCACAACGCTTTTAGCTCGACGACCACAGTTGCCGGTACCGCTACATCTATTGCTGACGTGTCTTATAATCTGCTGCCTTCTAGCATTTCCATAGAACTTGGTATGGACACAGACTCACAAGTGGGGGCCATATTGGTCTTGGCTAACGCCGACTTGACGAAGATTGTCGTTACGGCGACAGACACAACTGGAACCGATGTCTGGGATCCCAATGAAGATGAGCATTTCGGACTGTTTTACATCAAGGTCACGGACTCATCTTCGCCCGCAAAATCCTATGTCCTTGAGCGGACGATGAGGACGTTGTCGCCAAGGGTTACAATATCGACCAAAAGCTATGACCCTACCGTTTCCCCCGCAATAACTTATCACTATCCGGGCTTCTACACCAGCGCGACTTCCGCTGACAGGTTGACCAATCAGGATGTGTCCATACGCACTGTAATCACACCTTCGGATTTAACTGCAGGCGGACTCTCTGACGTTGCGAAGATTGAGCTTATGGCGCAAGCAGGCCTTGGACCAACGGGAGACTGGACGGCGACTCTGAAGGTAGGTAAGTCTAATCTCACAGCAATCCCGCTTCACACTAAGCTAAATCAACTGTAGGTCATTATGGCGGAAGAAACTGTCCCGGAAGTCCCAGAGGTTCCTGAAGCTCCTGTAGCTCCGCCGGAGCCAGAGCCAGAGCCTTCAAAGCCTAACTTTGAAAGGCCTAGTTACGCCGAGTTTATCAAGTTTACTCCTGATCAACTTAATAAGTACGTTCAGACCCAAGCGGACAAGGGTAACGCCGCTGCTAAACTGATGCGTCCTACGGTAGAAAAGAAGCCCACTACGGACATGAGCGCGGATTTACGGTCTCGACTGCCGTCTAACGCTTTGAGGCAAGCCGCCTATACAAAAGGCGCAGGCCTCGTCAGCGAACAAGAGCTGGCTCTTGATAACATCCTTTCGACCAACAACATTGAGCCTAACAAGGCGGCTAGACAGGACCGCCTTAACGCAATCGTCGGACAGGCTTTGCGGCAGGAAGAGCACGACAAGCTCGGGGATAACGAGTTTAAAGCCTTGAACGTGATGTCGATGACTCAACTAGGGCGTGAATACAAAGACCTCGCTGACCTCAAAGAGAACTTCCGGCGTGACGCTGAAGCATACAATGCTGACCAGAAAAGGCTTCAAGAAGAAGCTAAGAACAGAAAGGTAAAATACCGCTCGGTGGGCGTTGTAAACGGTAAACTTGTCGGCACTGCGAACATGACGGGCACAGGCTTTGACGCCCAGCAGGCAGAGGAGATGAAGCCGTCTGCGGAGCAGGTGCTACATTCAGACACTTCAGACCCCGAGCTTTATAAGAGCGTTTCACTGGGCCTCACGGCTACGCCCACGTCTACAGAGTTTGCGGAGTTTGCGTTTGATAGCCCTACGGAGCGCAAAAAGTACCTAAGCAATGCCTATCGACCGCAAAAAACCGCGCTGGCGATGGATGTCTACAAGCCGATTTACGAAGATCCTACAGGCAAAAACCGAGGGATTAACCTAGACATCGCGTATACTTCTGCAAAAGCGCACTATATTAAGCAGCTTACAAACAACAAGCCTTTATCGACCTTCGACGTTTCAGAGAGAGACGAGATCCGAACAGAGGCCGAAGGGCTTGCCCGTGGCGACATCTCCCGTATTGAGCGAAGCACGCCCTCGTTCGTGTACAGGCGTAACGATGACGCCCTCCAGAACTACCTTGACGGAACCGGCATTCTCGGGCCTATCTCGACACTTCCAGTGCTCAAGCCTTTGCTCGCGCCCTTTTTGCCCCACCGTAAGATCGCGGGCACCATCGGCAAACGGGGCGAAGAGGCCGAAGAAGTTGCCGAAAAGGGCGTTGTTGCTACTTATATCACTGATGGAGGAGTTGCGAACGCGGCTGACTCTATCTTCAGATACGCGCCTACAGAGGCAATCGGGGCCGCGTATCATCTTGCGCACAAAGACTATGTCAGAGAGTTTGGTGATAAAGCCTCGGGACGAGGGACTTGGATTCTAAAGCGGATGGGGCAGATCTGGAACAGTGACCGTCTTGTCGAGGAGATCGCCACTACCACGGACAATGCGGGCAGACTGCTTACAGAGGCTGGGCCTGTCATGCTAGGTGAGTTCGGGGAAGCAAACCCCACAACCGCTGCTGTAATGGTGGGCGTTCCCACGTTCGGCATCATGTTGCTAGAGCCGGATGTTTTTATGGGTCTGCCCTTTGTAGGAAAGGCGGCGAAAGCTTTAGGCGGCGCAGGCAAGACGGCAAAAGGCCTCGCCCGACTTCGCCACGTTGATCGCCTAGATGATGGTAAAAACCTTCTAACCAAGGCTGTTGACGGCCTCAGTGCGGAACAGAGGACCAACCCCGTTGACGTCGCCGCTGCCCTTCAGAAGGCCGCAAATGACGATAAGACAGGCGCGGCACGAGCGATTCTTCAGCAGGTCGCCTATGATGCTGGGACGCGGGCCGGAGGTCCAGCGGACAGCCTCGTCAACATCGTAAGAAGAGAAACAAGCATCATGAAGAGCGAGGCCAAAAACGCAGTAAAGTCGCGGGCCGACGCCGTCAAAGATATTGAAAAAGCTAAAGACGCAAAAACAGCCGCAGAAGCCTCGGAATCAGTACACATGGCCGTCCGCAACAGTCTTAACGCTTACGGAAACGACCTTCGGGGGGCGCAGGCGGCACTTAACCGTGCGTCAGCCTTCGCCAAAAAGGCCCAAAACGATCATATCGCCATGGCCACGTCTCGCGCAATGGTGGATGATGATGCGTTTAGCGCCTACATCAGCTCGGGGAAGGCTAAAAAGCTAGATCAGTACCTAAGCAGTGACGAGGCCAAGACTTTCTTTAAAGGACGGGATGCCGAAATCAAGGCGTTAAGGGAAGAAATAGCCGAGCTAGGGGTCAAAAAGTTTGACAAGGTCAAGGACGCCCGAGCGGCCAAAAAAGCCATGCGTCAGAAGATTGCCAAGTTCTACCAAAAAGAGGTTACCAGTCCGCTGTCTCGCCATCAGGCCCGACTGAAGAAGCGGGCAGACGCGGCGATAGCCAAGCAGACAAAGGCTCAAGCGGCCTTGGATCTTACGGTAAACAACGTCAAGGCCTTGCTGAAGCCTAAAGCCGTAGAGATGCTGACACGCACGCTTAAGGGTGTGGGCGGAAGGGGCGTTGACGCTAAGTTTTTAGCAAAACAACAAGACGAGCTAAATGCCCAAATCTTGGAGCTACAGAAAACACAACAAGCCGCAGAGGGAACTATTCGGCGGGCGTCAGAGGAGATTGCGACCGCAGAGGGTATCGCCAAGGTTGTTGGTGAGGAGGTTCAGTTGGGGCCTAAGGCCTTGATGGCCCAAACGCAGATAGCTGAAGCCATGCTTGACAGCCTCACCAAAGTATCTGCTGCTATTGACGTGGCCAAGACACGTCGTGGTGGTGAGGAGATCAAGAAGCTTATAGAAGAAGGCCGTGGCGTAGATGAGATCGTCGCAGACACTGCGCGTTTAGACGAGATCAGAAAGCTCGCCTCCAATGATTTGGCCGCGCTGTCCAATGAGGACTTCTTAGAGGCGCTAACGAAGGCAGACCTCGCCGAGAGAATGTGGGCGGCACCTGCGACAATGAACAAGGTCAAGATAAACCTGTTCACGGACGCTTTTACCCGGCCACGCATGTGGTACGCTGCGACATCAATCCGTGTCAACGATTTATTTGTCCGTAAGCTGGGGACGATCTTTAACACAAGGGTCGCGCTCTTAGGCCCCCGATTTGGCAAAGGGGTAGACCGGATTGCGAAGCGAACAGCGCGATTTGCCCGTGCCGCCGCACAAGACCTGAGCATCGTCGTAAGGTACGCTCCCGAAGCCGAGCGTAGCAACCTAATCAAACAGTACCTTACAAGCGGAGAGACTATACAGCTTCGCCCCGGCATTGAAGTTAGCGGTAACATCGGCATGGGGGCATCGTTCTTCGAGACCGCCAAAGAGGGCTTCCTGAACATCGCCCGAGTTATCCCTAAGAACGATAAGGCGCGGGAGGAGTTCTTTAAGAACCAACAGTCCGCATCTCTAGAGGCGTTCGTAAAAGCCTTTGTGTCCGATAACGTCTTGGGGGCAGAGGCCCTTAAGGCGGGTGAGGCTGTGATGAAGTTTGTCACAAAGCTCAAAGACGCGCCCGCCGATTTAACCTTAGAGGGGATGCAGAAGTTGGCGTTCGACGCCGTTAAAGACGCGGGCATGAGAAGGGTAGCTGACACCTTTGAAAACATCCCTGCGAAGGACATGTCCTTGTCGTACAAATCTATTGTAGCAGGTGCGGTAGAGGAGACGTACACTTCTAGGATGGCCAATCTAGTCGGCGCGGGCCTGAACATCCGCAACATCCGCGCCTACGAAAGATTCATCGGTAGAGGCAAAGAAATTATCCCTATGCGTCAAACTCTTGAAGTTAAGGATATGGTAGTTCTTAAGGCGGACGTAGAGACTTACCGTACAATCACAAACCGGACTCAGCAGGCGGCTAAAAAGCGCGGGCCAGTCTCTTCGATGGAGAAGGTTGTGACCGAGGCGCAGCCTAATGCGGTGGCCGCGATGGAGCTGATGGACATCGTAACGGTAGACGGAATAACATATGGGCGCGTAGTTCTAAATGGCAAGCCGAAAGACATCCCCATCAAGGATTTGACGTTACGGGAACCAGAGCTTTCTTTCCTAGATGTGGCCGATGCGTACTTGCGCTTTGGTCCAGACCTAGTTCAGCAGGCGTATAAGAAAGACTTGTCGAGCAATATCCGCCAAGCGTCAGACGATTTTATGGAGTTGGTGGCGCACTCTAAAGACGCCAACGGAAACATGCGGATTGTACCAAGGTTTAAGCTTGAGACGTTCTCTAAAAACTTAGACAATATCTCTAAAAAACTTACAGAGAACCTGTCTGACGTCGGCGCGGGCAATGTGCTGACACAGAACCTAGCGTCAACAACTCTCAAGATGATAAGTCTATGGAAGAGACATGTGCTCACCGGGCTTCTATCTCCGAATCCCGGATTCTTCGTAAATAACCAAGTGGGCGACTTTTCACAGATGGCAACCGAGTTGAGCATCGGTGATGCGGCTGTGATTTCTATGTACGGCTCTCTAGGCTACGTTCCGTATCTAGGGACACGGCTTCAAGACGCCACGCGAAAAGCCGCACAAGTCGCTGGGGACGTGGGTCTTAGACTGCCATCGCTGTTCGACGCGACCTTTAACCGCTTCATCGACGATGTTCTCGAAGGGACCGATGAGGTCAAGGTTTACAAGAAGGCAAATGGCGAGACTGTAAAAGTAAACCCTGCGAAGCTTATGAACGAGGCCCTAGAAGACGGCATGGACGACAGCATACGGCACGCCGACTGGGGGGCAGAGCTTCGTGAGGCCGTTGATCGCAACATCGGGCTTGTAGAAAAAGGGCTGAAGTCAACCAACTCGGCCATCAAGACCTTACAAGACGCGAAAGACGAATACTTCGACATCATGGACATCACCATGCGGGCGTCACAGCGAAGGCAGCGTCTTCAGTTCTACGCGCATCTGCGCTTTAATAAAGGGATGTCCAGAGACGAGGCCGCCGATATGATGTCTAGGGCGCTGTACGATTACCAGACAAGCGTAGGCAAGTTCGAGACAGAGTGGATTGCCCGGATTAGCGCCTTTTATACTTTCTCTAAGAACGCGATTGCGCAGAACTTTAATGCCCTGTTTCACGGGTCAGACGACTTGCTTGATTACGCCAAGAGACATGCGAGGTTTAACACCAAACAGCAGCGCATGGAGGCCATGAGTCGTTTTGCTAACGTGGTTTTCCATGAGCAGTACGTTAGCCCTTCGATGGGAATCGGCGAAGGAGAAGACCCCGCAGGCCTCAGCCCGGCGGAGCAGCGGAGGATAGCGAGAGAACTAGAGCTTCCTGATTGGCTGATGGACTACATGATCTCCGATGTCGGAACGCTGACCAAAGAGGGGCAGAAGATGATGTCAGAGCTAGGCAGGGACCGTGTGAACTACGCGAAGACTGTATCGACACGTCTTACGTCCATCGAGTTCCAAAACATGTATTCCGAGATGATTCACCTTGTCTCCGGCGCAGCCGTTGCTGGCCTCCGCAAAGACGTAGACTTCGACACCAGAGAGGGGGCCTCTTTTATATTGGAAGAGCTAGTCAATATGATGAACCCTATCGCAGAAAATGTTTTTGAAGACACCTTGCGGAAGCTTACCGGACTCCCAATACCCCCAAAATCAACCTATGGGAAGCCGCTTACAGGGGCAGAGCTTGAGTTCGCCAAACTGTTTGGCATGACCAACTCTCTTGGTTTGACCGAAACAAACGGCAAAATCAGGTCTAATGACAATCTCATAAAGACCGGCATGCTGGACATGGCGGGGCGTGAAGTGAACCGCTTTCGCCTTATGGCTTCCGTCATATTTGGTACGGATTTAGGCGCATTAACGCCTGTCGAGACCCGCGCATATCTTGCGGGGATGGATAAATCCGAAGTACAAAAGAGACTAACTGTATTGAGCCAGTTAATGAACATACAGAAAGTTTATCTTTTACACGGCGATCAGACTAAAAGCTTCAAAGTCAAATCCGACAAAAGAGAAGTCGGTCGGAAATACAAAAAAGCAGGCAAAGAAGGTATGGTGGAATAATGTCCAACTTAGACCAGCGCGTAACGGTTCTCGAAGACCAAGTAGGCGGCATCCGTGAAGCGCTTGCCATCGTTCAAAACGAACAAAAGCACTCTGGCAAAACGCTAGACCGCATCGAAGCGCAACTTACGGAACTTTCTAAGCGTAATCAGTTTGATTGGGGAACCGCGTTAAAAAACCCCCAAACTATAGTTTTGGGCCTGATTCTCGTAGGAGGCCTGCTTGGGCACGACACGATGATGCTGGCCAACGCTTCAATCAATCCCGCTCTTGCAGGGCAAACCCTTGACATGGTGCCTTAGGCACTGTATAGAAACAACATCCGAAGAGGATACGTCTTAAGGAGACATCGAAATGGCATCCATGTTTAAGCAGCGGCTTTTAAAGGCTGGCAGAGACTTCAGTTACTCTATGGCCGTCAAGGTTGTAGGCGGCGAAACCGGCCTCACCGAGAACACTGTAATGTACCCCAGTGGCTCACAAGGCACTTTTCTGGTCTACAAGCACTCTGCTGCCGACGCGGCGACAACGACGGGCCGTTTGCTGATTGCAAAGCATGACATTCCTGACGGTGGTTATGGAATCGGTCTTCCGTGGAAGATGGTCACAGGTCTAAACATCGCAGGCATTGCTGGCACGGCCATTTACACCGACGCCAACGGGCAGTTGACAGCCACCGCTAACGGTGGCATCGTCGGTCGGATTGTTACACCGCGAACGGGTGTGCTCAAGTCGGATGCAGTAGTGTTGTTCGCTCCTGAATCCGAGTAATAGGGGGCCTAAATGGGCGTTTCACGCATCAGGCCATCCCGCATTATAATCGACACCGGGGACATCAAGGCCAGCCTGCCTGACACCACGTCGGAGCGGGCCACGATTGAAATAACAGGTGTACCTAACCGGGGCATCATCCACGGCGCTCGGTTTGTGTACACTAACACTTCGGCACTGAATGACTCTGGGGTCGATCTCGCCATTATCCATACCTCCGGCACCGCAGCCGCTTCTACGGCTACCGCTTTGCCCGCTGCTGACGCCCTGTCCGCGCTTATCGTATGCAGCTTCGGCGAACGGGTACCTACCGGGACGGGAGTAGGAAGTATCGCGATCCCCGCGAGCAGCTTTATCCTCAATACTGACTTACTCAATCAATATGTAGGTGTGACGCAAGGGGGAGCGAGTATTAGAACCGGCCCTGTGGCTTACGACGTTTCTGGTGGCGTGCTCGGCCCCGATGCTAATGATGGCAAGTTGTACTTCACCCTCGCGGCTTTTTCCCAAGACTATACAGCGCTAGGGTCGGCCAAACTTGTTCTTGAGATTGAACCCGCGTACTAGGGAGCGGTATGAGCAACGTAGTTAAAGGCGCGGCGGGAGCGGCCTCGACAGGTGCTACTTTGGGATCTATAATCCTGCCCGGCATTGGAACCGCTATTGGCGCTGGGCTAGGGGCCATAGCTGGGGGTATCGGCGGAGCGGTGGCGGACAAAAAAACTAAGAAGGGCGCAGAGGCTCAACAGCTTGCTGCTGGGCAACAGATGGCAGCGCAAAGCGCACAACGGCCAGTAGACGCCCCGAAGACGCGGTCAATGCAGGATATGCTCGCCGCAGGGCGTAGAGCGCGCCTCGCCCGTGAGATGGCTGCTGACGGAGAGAACGGTTTTGAGGCGAGAGTCCGCCGAAAACTGACAGCCGAGGAAAAAGATCCTACGATTCGGGACTACCGGGACACTACCGGAGGTGCCGACATTGTAGGGGACATCGACAAGGTTAAGGGCTTGGTGCCGGAAATCTGATGGAAGAAATAACCGTCAGCGCGCAGGGTCACCGCGTCAAGACT